AATTGATTGATTTCAGCGCGCAGTGTGGTCTAGAGCTTATGGGCTGGCAGAAATATCTCGCAGTGCAGGCAATGAGAGTCAAGCGCGATGGCAGATTCCACTTCCCACTAATCTGCGCCGTGGTAGCTAGGCAGAATGGTAAAAGCACACTTATGATTTCAAGGATTCTCTGGGGTCTATTTGTGCAAAAAGATTCACTGCAAATTGGCTCAGCTCATAGGCTTACGACATCGCTAGAAACATTTAGGCATTTAGTTAATATCATTGAAGGCAACGATGAACTAGCTAAACAGGTCAAGAAGATTCGCTGGGCGCATGGATCGGAAGAAGTCGAGACGATTCATGGCTCGCGCTACATGGTCAAAGCTGCCAATAGCGCCGCGCGCGGTATATCTAAGCCAGAGACGGTCTTCATGGACGAGCTAAGAGAGCACAAAGACCTTGATGCGTGGTCATCTATGAAATACACGATGATGGCGGCTAAGAATCCGCAAGTCTGGACTTTATCCAATGCTGGTGACAGCCATTCAGTCATTCTTAATCAATTGCGAGAGCGTGGGTTGCAAGCATCGGCAGGATCAGGCACAGATGACATCGGCTACTTTGAATGGAGCGCGCCGACCGATGACATTCACAGTCTTGAGAATTGGAAGCATGCCAATCCGTCAATGGGTCGCACTATTCACATCGACAACATTGCATCGGCGACAAATGATGCGCCAGATGTCTTTCGCACCGAGGTTTTATGCCGCTGGGTCGATTCAATTAATCCTGCAATCCCTACGCAAGAATGGGCAGACTGCGAAGATACATCGTTGAAGCTGGACGAAGGCAAGACCACATGGCTAGGAATAGACCTTAGCCCTGATCGCCGTCATGGAGCTCTGGTTGCAGCTCAAAGAATTGACGATGAAAGGTTCTTTGTTCAGCTTCTTCACACTTGGCACAATCCTGTATCGCTAGACGATAAGACCATTGCCAATGACATCGCGCCTTATGCTAGGCGCTTTACAGGGCTGGAATCTGTGGTCTATTCCAAGCGCACGGCTTCGGCTGTGGCAATGCGCCTATCTCCAGCAGGTATTGCAACGACAGACATTGACGGCGTTGAATATGCGATGAGCTGTGATCAATTGCTATCGGCTGTGGTCTCAAATCGCCTGCGCCATAAAGGTCAGCCCGAATTCACAAAGCAAATTCTTTCAGCTTCAAAATTGCCCTATGGCGATGGCGCATGGGTTATCGGTCGGCGAGCATCAAAAGTCGCAGTCTGCGCCACAGTCGCAGCGGCTCTGGTGACACACTTTGCGACACGCCAAGAGACGGAAGTTGATATTTTAATCGGCTAGGCATATAAGAGCGCGACAATTCGGACATGGGATTGCGTGAATTTGTATTCGGAACGCCTAAGGCGCTTCCTGCGCCAGTGACGGCAGCCGAATATTTGCCAATGAATACATTTGATGCTTTTGCATCATACTTTGCAACATCTACCACAGCACTTAGAGAAGAAGCTATGGCGGTTCCAACATTAGCTCGCGCTCGCAACATAATTTGCAGCACAGTCGCCAGCACTTATATCGATGTGTGGCAGAAATCAACAGAAACAAGAATTGAGCCGCCAAGAGTTATTAATCAACCTGATCCAAGAGTTCCGGGAGCAAATGTCTGGAGCTGGATAGCGGAAGATATTATCTTCTACGGCTACGCATATTTAAGAGTCATTGACAGATACGCTGAAGATGGGCGCGTAAGAGCTGCCGAAAGAATTGCACCAACTCGCGTGACAGTAAAGACAAATGCGCGCAGCACAGAGATAACAGGCTATGCAATTGACGGCATGGCAGTGCCTAATCAAGACATCAAAGTATTTATGGGCATGGACGAGGGATTGCTAAATCGTGCAGGTCAGACAATTAAGGCAGGCGCTTGGCTAGAGCGCACGGCATTAAATTACGCAAGAGAGCCAGCGCCACTTACAGTTATGAAGACGAATGGCACGGCAATGCCAGCAGATCGCATTCGCACATTATTAGATTCTTGGAGCAGAGCGCGCAAAGAGCGAGCCACTGCATTCTTAAATGCCGATGTCGTGCTAGAGAAATTAGGCTTTAATCCATCTGAAATCCAACTAAATGAAGCCAGACAATATATTGCCCTAGAGCTTTGCAGGGCTATCGGTATGCCAGCATGGTTCGCGTCTTCTGATCCGCAATCAAACACTTATTCAAATGCGATTAATCAGAGGCGCGACCTAATTGATTACAGCCTAAAGCCAGTCATGACAATTATTGAGCAAAGATTAAGCATGAGCGACTTCTTACCTGCTGGACAATATGCGCGCTTTAACTTTGGCGAATTCTTGCGTGGCAATCCACTAGAGCGCGCGCAGGTTTATCAAATTCTTGCAGGCATTGGCGCAATTACACCTGAAGAAATCCGAAGAGAAGAGGATATGATCCGATGAAAATACAAGTGCCGCTAAAGATTACGGCAGCCGACACAAATGCTCGCACAATATCTGGGCGCATTGTGACATTTGATGAAGTCGCAGTGACTAGCGCAGGTCGCACTATATTTAAGGCTGGCTCTATTCCAATTAAATCAGTCAAGCTTAATTTAGAGCATGATCGCACTAGACCTATTGGCATGACTTTATCAATGGACGAAGTTGAAGAGGACGGCAAATATGTCGGCATAGATGCGACATTTAAGATTGCAAATACCACAGCAGGCACAGATGCACTTGAAGAAGCAATGTCTGGCTTGCGTGATGGCTTTTCAGTAGGCGTTGCAGTTGATGATTATGAGACAGTAGATGGCGCAATGGTAATTAGTAAGAGTGAGCTAGTTGAAGTTAGCCTAGTGACCGAGCCAGCAGTGCGATCAGCGCGCGTGACAGATGTAGCAGCCAGCGATGAAGAAGATAAAAAAGATTCTGAAGCCAAAGAGGTTTCAGATGTATCAACCCCGACCGAAGGAGAACAAGTGGAAGACACTACCGTTCAAAACGCTCCTGCCGTTGAAGAAACGGTGGAAGCTTCTTTGCAGGTGCAAGCAAATGCTCGCCCTGCGTTCTACACAAAGCCACGCATTGAGGTCACACCAGCGAAATATCTGGAGAACTCAATCCGCGCAACACTTGGCGATGACAATGCGCGCCAATACATCACGGCAGCAGATAACACCACCGACAACGCTGGTCTTATCCCTACACGCCAATTGACCGAGGTTATCAACGGTCTTTCAACATTAGTGCGCCCATCAATTGATGCAATTTCTCGCGGTGTCTTGCCAGATGCAGGCATGAGCTTTGAAATTCCAAAGATTACAGTTGCGCCAACGGTTGCAATTACAGCTGAAGATGCAGCACCATCTGAGACAGATCAAAATTCTGCATTTGTCACTGTCAATGTTCAGAAATATGCTGGACAGCAGACATTCAGTTTAGAGCTTCTCGACAGATCATCACCATTATTCTTTGAAGAATTAATCAAGAACATGGCTGCTGCATACGCTAAAGCAACAGATGCAAAGGTAAATCTTGCAGTGTATCAAGGTGCAACTGGCGATGCGACTACTACCGTCACATATCCAACTGCTGCTGAACTTCTTGGCATTGTCGCTCGCGGCGCTGCCTCGGTTTATGCAAACACACAAAGATTTGCAAAGTCAATGATTGTCAACACTGCACAGTGGGCAAATATCATGACACTTAATGACAGTGGTCGCCCAATTTACAATGCAGCACAGCCACAGAATGCTGGCGGTGTAGTTCGCCCAGATTCAATCCGCGGCAATGTTGCAGGTCTTGACCTATTTGTCACAGCTAACACAGCTCAAGGCACTGACACAGATGGTTCAATTCTTATTGTTGATCCTGAAGCCTATACTTGGTATGAATCTCCAAGTGTCAAGTTGCAGACAAACTTAATCAGCAGTGGTCAAATCCAGTGCATGTATTACGGTTATGGCGCAATCGCAACAAAAATTGCAGCAGGATCGTTCCACAATAACAAGGCTTAATAGCCACTTAGTCATGGGCTGATTCGCTCCTGAGTCAGCCCAGCAGAATCGAAAGGATCAGAGCTAATGCCAGCCATTATCACAGCTACACAGTTGCGCAATGTGCTAGGCGTTAGCTCTGCTCTTTATAACGATGCTTATTTAGATCAAATTATTGACAGCGCGGAAGACATAATCTTGCCGATGCTGGTGCAGAATAGTTCAAAAGTTGCTTTTGTAAGCTTGAGCAATAATGTCGCTTATTACTTTACCGTGCGACCACACGGCTTTACCACAGGGCAAAGCTTGGTCATTTCAGGATTGCCAGCGATATTTAACGGCACAAAGACTGTCACAAATGATTATAGATTTATTGGCGATTATTCGCCGCAATATGGTTATCCATATCCATTTCTGCCAGCAGGCTTTAACAGCACTTATGTTGGTCAAGTGTTCTCAGCCGCCGTCACGAATGCAGATGTCGAGTTGCAGCCAAGCATTCCGCAAGGCACGGCTTATCTATCAGGCTATAACGCGGCTGCCTTATATGCTTCTACGCCAGCCGTTGAGTCTGCCGTCTATGTAGTTAGCACAGAGATATTTCAATCCCGACTCTCGATAGGCGGTCAGCTTGAGGGCGTTGATTTCACACCCACGCCATTCCGTCTTGGCAGATCGTTGCTATCGAGAGTCCAAGCTTTGCTCGCGCCGTATGTTGATGTAGAAACGATGTGCCAGTAATGCCAGCCAATTCGATTCAAGTAGATGTGCGTGATGCGCTTAAGACTGCATTTACTAACCTAGCTGCATCAACTTACAACAGTGTGCCAGAGTCAGTGATAAGCCCTGCGATTGTCTTAGTTCCGGGATCACCATACTTTGAGCCACAATTACTTGGCAAAGCTAATGTTAAAATTAAAATTAATATAGTGGCAACAGCTATCGTCTCATATAACAGCAATCCAGCTTCGCTCGACAATATCGAGAAGCTAATTATCAGCATTCTGGCGGCTTTGCCTGCTGGATACATCGTGGGCGTGGTAGAGCGCCCATTGGTGACACAAATCGGGGCAGCTCAATACTTGACTGCCGACATCAACATATCTACCTATTACACACAAACATAAGGAGCAACAATGGCAACGACCGTCATCACGGGGCGCGATCTAGTCTTGACGATCGCTACCAAGAACTATGATGAGCAAGCTTTATCAGCAACGCTCAGCAATGATCCAACGATTGAGACTTATCAGACTCTCTATCAAAAAGCCTATAAACACATTGACGATCAATGGGGCTTCGAAATGGAGATGCTTGCAGACTGGGGCGCAGCAGATTCCCTATGTGAGGCACTTTGGACAGCAGCAGAGACCGCACCGAATACCACTTTGGCAGTGTCATTGACAGCTGTGACAGGTGCAGTCTTCACATTCAATGCAATGCCAGCATTCCCAAGTGTCGGTGGCACATCACCAGATGCACAGACCGTCTCATTCTCGTTCGTAGTAGTTGGCACACCTTCAGAGTCATTCACCTAAGATTAGGAGATCAGGAGCATGAAACTAGGACTTACAATCACATATAGCTCAGGCGATACAGTGACAGCAACGGTGCTGCCGCCTGAGTGGGTTAAGTGGGAGACAAAGACAGGGCGCAAGATTACAGACATCAAGGGTGATGACTTGCTGGGAATGTCTGACCTTGCGTTTCTGGCTTATGCAGCTCTAAAGCGAGAAGCTGCTGGCTCACCGTTAAAACCTTACGATGCTTGGCTAGAGACAGTCGCAGAGATTGATCCTAATGAGCTAAGCCCAAAAGTCACGCCAGTGGCTCAGTCGGACGGCTAGTTCTAGAGCTAGCAATCGCCACTGGCATTCCGATGCGCGAATGGGTATCGGCTGAAGACATCTTGACGGCTGTGGAGATATTGGAGAAGCGCAATGGCAAGTGATCCGATTAGTTATGACAAGCGCGAGCTTCGCGCAATCAAAGGCGCGTTCAAAGCTATGGACGATCAGGCACTTGCCGAAGCTAAAGAGAAATCAAGTGCTCTAGCTGACTTCTTGCGCGGCAAGATTATCTCTGCATCGGCTGGGAGAAGTAAATCTGGCACAGCAGCTAGGCGCATTGCTGAAGGCTCTAAAGTAAGCAAATCATCAAAGCTTGGCGAATTGTCATTTGGCTACGCATCGCAGCGATTCTCAGGCGGTGCAACTACGCAACAGCTCTGGGGCGGTATGGAATTCGGGTCAAAGAATTATAAGCAATTCCCTAGCTGGAATCCGCAAGGCTATTTTATTTATCCCACGCTTAAGGCAAATCAAAATGAATTGGTGAGACAATGGGAAGAATCATTCAAAGAGATAGTTAAGAGGTTCGATTAATGGCTGGCTCAAGAACACTCAAGCTTTCGATTCTTGCCGATGTTGATAATCTTCGCAAAAATCTTGGTGAAGGCAGCAAAGATGTTGAAAGCTTTGGTGACAAGCTTGGAGACTTTGGCAAGAAGGCAGGAGCAGCATTTGCGGTCGCAGCGGCAGCGGCAGCAGCTTACGCAGGCAAGTTATTAATTGATGGTGTTAAGTCTGCAATTGAAGATGAAGCTGCTCAAGCTAAATTGGCTGGCACTTTAGAGCGCGTTGCAGGGGCTTCAAATAAAACTGTTGAGGCTGTTGAGAAATACATAACAAAGACCTCGCTTGCAGTGGGCGTGACCGATGACAAACTACGACCAGCTTTTGATCGTCTAGTTAGATCAACTGGTGATGTCGATAAAGCTCAAAGTGCATTAAACATAGCTTTAAATATAAGCGCAGCAACAGGCAAATCACTTGAAACAGTCACGGCGGCAGTCGGTAAAGCTTTAGACGGTAATGCGACATCACTGGGCAAAGTAGCAGGTGGCTTCGAAGCTTCAGAATTGAAAGGCAAATCATTCTCTGATTTATTGCCTACATTGACCGAAAGATTTGGCGGCGCAGCTCAAGAGCAAGCTGAAACCTTTGCAGGCAAGATGGATCGCTTAGGGATTGCATTTGGAGAAGCCAAAGAAACCGCTGGCTCATTTATTCTTGACGGCATTACGCCAATCATCACAGCCTTTGTTGATAAAGGCATTCCAGCTATTCAAGAATTTGCTGACGAAATTGGCCCGAAGTTAAAGCCTATAATTGATGGTGTTATAAATTTAGTTAGAGATGTTTTATTGCCAGCATTTAAGAGTTGGTGGGGCTTTGTATCTGAAACAATAATTCCAGCTATATCGGCAGTTCTTACGCCAGCATTTGAAGGAATCAAAAAAGCATTTGATACAATAAAAAAAGCGGTAAATGACAATAGAGAAGGCTTTGAGAAATTTCAGCCAGTAATCAAAGCTGTTGCAGAATTTATTAGAGACAAAGTCGCGCCGATACTAGGTGGAGCATTCAAGGTTGGACTTCAAGCCATTGGCACAATCGTAGGCACTTTAGTTTCAGGCTTTGGCAAGCTTGCAGGATTCATTGGCGATGCTTACGAACAATTAAGAAACTTTATAAATCTAATTAAAAATAATCCATTAGTTAAAGGAATTAGCAATGTAGTAAGCGGTCTATTTGGCGGTGGCAAAGCAGCAGGTGGGCCAGTTAAGGCAGGCACTTCTTATGTGGTAGGCGAGCGCGGCGCTGAGATGTTCGTGCCAAAGACCGATGGCGTGATAATTCCGAATAACAAAATGGGCGGCGGCAATGTCACAAATCTAAATATCAATGTCACTGGGGCGCTAGATAAAGAAGGGGTAGCTAGACAGATTGTGGATATTCTAAACAATAGCTTTTATCGTGGCACTTTAGCGGCTGGCTCTATTCTGTCATGAGCCAATGGTCGCCAGTCTGGCGAATCAAGATTGAAGGCGTTGAATATACAAATGTCACGCTGGCAAGCATGTCTATTAGTTCAGGTCGGACAAATATCTATGAGCAGGCTCAAGCTTCTTATTGCAATATAGTCCTAATTAATTCCGATGGATCACTGATAGCGCCAGAGATTAATTATGGTCTGACCGTTGAGGTGCAGGATTCGACCGCCGCCTATGTGCCTATATTCGGCGGCACGATTAGCGACATTGAAGTGGGCATTCAATCGGCTGGCTCGGTTATGTTTGTGCAGAGCATTAAAATCGTGGCAACTGGCGCGCTTGCTAAATTGAATCGGACTTTGACTGAAGGCGTATTGGTCAAAGACTTTGACGGTGACCAGATTTACAGCATTCTGAGCGATCTATTCTTAAACTCATGGGCTGAAGTGCCTGCCGCTATTACTTGGCAGGCTTATCAGCCTGCCACTGAACAATGGCAAGATGCTGAGAATACTGGGCTGGGCGAGATAGATCAGCCCGGAGATTATGAGCTAACGGCAAGAAGCGCATCAACTACGACCGTCTATGCCCTAGTAAGCGCCTTAGCCAGTAGCGGTCTCGGTCAATTGTATGAAGATGCTCAAGGGCGCATCGCATACGCTGACAGCACACATCGCGGCTTATACCTAGCCACAAATGGCTATAAGGAGATACTTGTCGGAGATGCCATTTATCAAGGGCTTAAGACAGTCACGCGATCTGGCGATGTGCGAAATCAAATTACAATTAGTTATAAAAACAATCAGCAAAAATCAGCCGAAGACCTAGATTCGGTGCGCGAATACGGCAATCTAGCCCAAAGCATTACCACATCGCTAGAGAATGGTGTTGATGCCGAAGATCAAGCTCAGTTTTATCTGGATTTGCGAGCTTATCCTTATGCCTTCTTTGACCAAGTGACTTATGAGCTGACAAATCCAATGCTCAGCGATGCTGAGCGCGATGTATTGCTGGAAGTGTTTATGGGCTTGCCTTTGCGTATAACTGACCTACCTGTAAATATGGGCTCACAATTTGAGGGTTATGTCGAGGGCTGGACATTCGCATCAAGCTTCAATAAATTGCAAGTCAATGTCTTGCTCTCGCCAGTCTCATTCTCAACGGTTGCAGAGAAATGGCAATCCGTGAGTGTCGCGGAGCAATGGCAGACCATATCTAATACACTTGAATGGCAAAACGCCTTCATCGTAGCGTAAGGAGAACAGATGGCTAACCCGACTAGCAACTACAACTGGCAAATGCCTACCAACACCGATCTTGTCAAAGACCTGCCAGCAGACTTTGAAGTATTCGGTCAGGCAGTAGATACCGCACTGGCTGACTTATTAGGCGGCACATCTGGTCAAATCTTGGCTAAAAATTCAAATACAAACATGGACTTTGTGTGGATTACTAATGATGTTGGCGACATTACGGCGGTGAATACTAATAGCCCATTAACAGGCGGTGGCACATCTGGCGCATTGACTTTGTCATATGATTATGCAGCAGGCAGCAAAGTCACCTTAAATGCACAAACTGCAACTTATACAGTGGTGCTCGCAGATGCAGATCAAAAGCTTGTCACGATGTCCGTTGCTGGTGCTAATGATTTTTTAATTCCAACCAATGCAAATGTTGCATTTGCAATTGGCACAGTTATTAATCTAATTCAAATCGGAGCAGGTCAGACAACTATTAAAGCGGTGACTTCGGGAACAACAACAATCTCATCAACTGGCGCAAGTGCAATTGCACCTAAGCTGCGCGCGCAGTATTCAGCCGCTTCTTGCATTAAAGTTGCTACCGATACTTGGTATGTTATAGGAGACCTTGCATAGTGAGTGCATCACTTTTAGGCATTATTGCTGCACAGAATTATCCTCGTGGTTTTGATGTGGAATTTTTAGTTATTGCAGGCGGTGGCGGTGGTAGGAACGGCGGCGGCGGTGCAGGTGGTTATCGGACGGGAACAGTAAAAACTCCTTTCACTGGAACAGTCACTTTGACCGTTGGTGCTGGAGGGTCTGGCGGTGGTTCTACGCCAACAAACGGAGCTAACTCTGTATTTCATACAATCTCATCAACTGGCGGCGGTTGCGCTATTGCTGGAAATCAAGGCAATAATGGCGGTTCAGGCGGCGGCGGCGGTGATGGCGTGTCAGGTGTTGGTGGAACAGGTAATGCGGGCGGTTATAGTCCAGCAGAGGGAACAAATGGCGGCAATGGTGCGGCAGGGGGCGCTGGCGCTGGAGGTGGCGCGACTTCAGCAGGAGGCAACGCTACGACAAATATTGGAGGCAATGGCGGCAGTGGAACTGCATCATCAATTACTGGTTCATCGGTGACTCGCGGTGGCGGTGGTGGCGGTGGTGGTAGCACTACTGGAGGAAATGCAGGATCAGGCGGTGGCGGTGCCGGTCAAAGTGGCACAGGAGCGGCTGCGAGTGCTGGAACAGTTAATACTGGTGGCGGCGGTGGCGGCGGCTGGGCTGGCAATGGTGCTTCAGGAGGGTCTGGTCTAGTGGTAATAAAATATCCTGACACCTATACAGCAACTTTTAGCGGTGGAGTCACACAGACAACTTCTTCCGCAGGTGGATTTAAAACTTCTACAATAACCGCGGCTGGAGTCGCAGACACAGTGAGTTTCGGATAATGGCACATTACGCCTACTTAGATGAAAATAATGTTGTCGTCAATGTTATTAATGGCAAAGATGAAGATGAATTAATCGATGGTTTAGAGCCAGAGATTTATTATGCGCTTAATACGCCTTACACAGTAAAGCGCACTTCATATAATACTTATGGCGGTGTGCATTATGGTGATGATGGAAGCCCTGCATTTCGTAAGAATTACGCTGGCATCGGTTATATTTTTGACGGCATTGGTTTTTTTGCACCTAAGCCTTATCCATCATGGCATTTTGATTCTGAAACTTATTTTTGGAACGCTCCAATTCCATATCCTAATGACGGTAATCTTTATTATTGGAATGAAGAAATGCAAGAATGGGTCTTACAGCCATGACAATTTACACTGACGGCACAGCTCAACGCTTATGCGAAATTGCATTGGCAGAGATTGGCTATATTGAAACGCCTGACAACATTACAAAATATGGCGAACACACGAAGGCCAATGGATTGCCGTGGTGTGGATCATTTGTCAATTGGTGCGCGCATCATGCAGGTGTAAAGCTGCCATCAATGGTGAGCACTGCAATGGGCGCACAAAGAATGAAAGATGTAGCTCGCTGGCATACAGAGAATCCACAGGCAGGCGATTTAGCATTCTTTGACTTCCCGAGCGATGGGATAGATCGCATTAGCCACATCGGAATTGTGGTCGAAGTAGCAGGTAAAGAAGTGATTACAGTCGAGGGCAACACAGCGCCTAGCGGTGGAGATCAACGCAATGGCGGCATGGTCATGCTAAAGACTCGCGCTTATGGCAAAGGCTCGCCAATTGTCGGATTTGCTAGACCAAAGTATTCAGTCAGCACTTTGGCGTATCCTGAAGTCAAGGCAAGCGAGGAAGCCGCGAGCAAAGTCAAAAAGAAAGGCAAAAAAAATGACACAAGTAAAGCTAATACTGGCATCATGGGCAAGATCATTTCTAGCGGCAAGTCTGGCGGTTTATCTAGCAGGGCAGAGTGATCCAAAAGCAATTGCTGGAGCTGGCGTTGCAGCTGTTGCGCCTGTAAATTTGCGTTGGCTAAATCCCAAAGATTCAGCATTCGGGCGCTCAAGCTCCTAATCGCTGGAATTCTTGCGCTAGGGGTATTAAGCTGTGGATATGACGGCTGGGTCAGATACCCCTGCCAAGAGTTTGACAACTGGAGCAAAGCCGAGTGCCAGCCGCCAGCCTGCAAAGTCACAGGGACATGCACTGCCGACTTGGTTGGCGACATCGCTAACACGCCAAGCCCCTAGATACCAGCGCCGCTTAAATCCCGAGGACATTCACGCTCGGCTTATTTTTATCATTGGCATTGCTTTATCGGCTGTTTTTGTGATTATTAGTTTAGGTATTACATATGCGCTTATATTTGTCACACAGCCCATTGGTTCGCAAGCGCCTAACGATGCAGCATTTATTGACCTACTTAAAACAATGGCAATCTTTTTGACTGGCGCTCTTGGCGGTGTTCTTGCAGGCAATGGCTTAAAGTCAAAGCCAAAGCCAGCCGACACGCCGACCCCTGAACATAAGGCTTGAATCTGTCAGGGCTGTGCTTCACACTGATACCACAGTCACCGAATGCGTGGCTGGATCAGGAGCAACACAATGCACGAACTGGACATGAATATCAGCACAATCTTGACATGCCTAGCTCTTATGAGCTTCGCATTCATGATTGGATTTAGTAAGGGTCACGGCGATGGCTGGGGCGAAGGTTATGCCCGAGGCTATTATCGCGGCAAGAATCGTCAAGCTTCTCAAGTAGGTGATGAATAATGGCTTGGAATCTAGAGAATTACGAAGATGTAAATGCCAGAATAAAGCGCTTTAGAGCTGAGTTCCCATCTGGTCGCTTGGAATGCTACATCGAGGACATTGACATCAAGGCAGGTTATATCTTGGTTAAAGCTCTGGCCTATCGCAATTATGAAGATGAGAAGCCAGCAGCGATTGACTACGCCTATGAGGTGCGCGATTCATCTAAGATCAACGCGAACTGGTGGGTCGAGAATTGCGTGACATCGGCATACGGTCGCGTAATAGGCGCTCTAACGCCTTCAGATGCCAGACCTACGAGGCAAGACATGGAGAAGGTGCAAAGGATTGAAGACGACCACAAAGGCCGTCAGAATGCCGCGCACAGCCTATTGACGGCCTATGAGGTAGAGCAGATGAATGCCAAGTCTGCAACCGAGGCAATGAGAAATCCAGTGCCATCTATGGCTGAGGCAATAGAGAGTCTGCAAGCAACGCTAGGCGCTGAAGTCGTAAGGCAATCGCCTCTTTGCAAGCATGGTCATATGATTATGAAATCAGGCATATCGGACAAAACGGGCAAGGCTTATCAGGGCTATACCTGTTCATCTAAGTCGCGCCAAGATCAATGCCCACCCATATGGTTCAAAGAAGTTGATGGTCAATGGCTAAGCCCAGCTGATTATCAGGATTATCTTCAGGAGCGTGCGCGATGAAATACACATTGACTCAAGAGCAGATTATTCGGTGTAGTCAGATAGGTCGTATTAGAGCCGAGCGATACCTGCCACAATTTATGGAGCAATACAATCGCAAGTCTGACAATCCCGGGGATTGGAAGCGCCTAAAGGGCAACTTCTTTCAATTCTGCCAAGTGCAGATGGAATCAGTTGCAGCTGAGTTGGCTGTGGGCAACTACTTAGGTCTTACCTATGGCGATTTAGGCGATGAGAGGTTTAAGTCTCGCGCCGATGTAGGCCATAACATCGAGGTCAAATGGACTAGATACGATGAAGGCTCTTTGATTATTGTGCCGCGTGATAGAGAGACTGACATTGCAATTCTAGTCACAGGCTCATGCCCTACTTATAGCATTAAGGGTTGGATACCAATCAGCATTGCTAAGCAAGATCGCTACAAATCTACCAAAGACTCATCATGGTGGGTTGGTCAAATACATTTGCGATCTATTGACACATACAAAAAGTCATCATCTTATGTGCCAATTCCAGCACCAGTGGCTTGAAGCTTTAGCCCTTGACATAGAGCAGCTTTATCTCATAAACAAGGGCTCAGAGTTATCCACAGATGTTGAAAGAATTGTGGCCTATGTAAGAGCGTGGAGAAAGTAGATGTCCGATATGTCTAGAAACTCTCAATTCTTCACGCTCATGCTTGACAGGCTGGCTATGCTCCGAGGGCTTGCGCGAGCCGCTTCGCGTGTTAGCTCGCTAAGCAAACGCATCGGGGGGCTCTCTATGCTCTTAGCCTTTGCGGCTCTCGCACTTATACACACACCAGCTAATGCAAATGCAAATCATCAAATGAATCTAAAACTTTATGCACATAATTTGATAGATGATTGGAATGAATTCACATGCTTTGTAGAGCTTATACATAGAGAATCATCATGGAGATACTGGGCTGTCAATGGCTCACACTATGGACTGGGACAAATGCGATCTACTTGGTATAGAGACCTAACACCTAGACAACAGATAAGAGCTACACTTAAATACATTGATGCTAGATACGATGGTGAGATATGTGATGGGGCTTTAGCATCATCATATAAGAGAGGCTGGTATTAGTGTCATCATCACTGCGTAAGACTGGTAGCACATCACAGTGGCGCAAGATTAGAGAGATGGTATTTAAGAGAGATGGTCGCTACTGCTCGACCTGTCTGGCTGAAGACAACCTAACCATTGATCATATAGTTGAACGATCTAAAGGCGGCACAGATCATCTAGATAACCTGCGTGTATTGTGTAATAACTGCAATATAGGAAGAAATAAAGCACATAGGGGCTTTTTTATTAATGATAGGACACA